AACATCTATGATTTCATAATTAAATTTTTCTTGATTGTAGACTTTGACTCTCTCCATTAAATGGTTGAGTGTATAGTTGTTACCTCTATCGGTAGAGATATCATCAGCAATATCATATAATGTTGCCTGTGATTTATTTTCGCCTTTCCTTAGGACACGACCAATCGATTGTAGGTTGCGAACTCTGGACTTTGAAGGACTTGCGAAGATAACGTTGTGTAATCTTTTGATGTTGATGCCTGTAGAAAATGTGCCGTATGAAGCAACTATGATTGCATTATCAGATTGTTCAGTTAATACTCTGATGTCTTCACGGTCATTGACATCTACACCTCCGTGTACGAAATGTACTGGTCTTTCGGTGTAACTATTTATCATCTCGTAAAGAGGCACTCCATGACGTTCTACATAGTTGAAAAGGACTAGAGTATTTCCCTTTAAGTCACAAGCAAGATTGCGAATAAATTTATTCCTACCTTCATGTTCTACAAGGTATCCGATCTCATCTTGGTAACCTTCAAACAACTTTTCCTCATGCTTTACTAGAACAATCTTCACTTTCAGTTTAGCAACATGTCCTTCCTCCATTAGTTGAGCAGTTCTTGTTACTTGTGAGCACCTACCAAATACACCTTCCAGAACTAACTGATTGACATTTGCACCGTCAAGAGTTCCTGTAAATCCAATACGATATTTACATTCATGCAACTTACCCATCAGAGACGTAAGAGACTTAGCTTTGAAAAGGTGTGCCTCGTCACCGATGACTACATCGAACCTGTCAAACCACTTACGAGGTTCCTTATAGATAGATTGCCAAGTGGTAATTACCACCTGATGGTTCGTGTATTTTTCTGCCCCCGCATATATTTTGTGGCAGTTTTCGGACGCCATCCAACCATATTCTTCAAAGTCCTTATACATCTGCTCCACTAGAGATGTAGTTGGAACAACAATTAAGATATTTCTGTTCGCATTTGCATGAAAGCGTACTAATGCATAAATCATCAGAGACTTTCCAGAAGCTGTTGGTGATAATAAAAGTCTCCTATTATATTTTAGTGCCTCGTATATTGCTTTATACTGATAATCCCGAACGGGATAAGGTAAGTGAAGAGATTTTACAAAACCTACAACACCCTGAGGAGTGATGAACTCATTCTGTTCTAGTGGATGACCAAAGAACTTACAGTCTTCAAACTTATATTGATACTTCTTTTCGTCTGCCCACTCTAAAAGATAGTCTAGAAGACCACAATAAATTTCTCCTGTTGCTGGTGAGTACAAACGGATCTTTCCGTCCCATCCTTTCCAGCGACGTTGCTTCTGCATATACTTTGCAGACTCAACTTCAAAACAAAAATAATCTGCTAGTTCATAATTGATGTGAGGTTCTGCCTCAATTTTAAGATAAACTTCATTCTTTTTACGAATACGGAGGTCCATAAAACCATGCTACAAGAGATTTACGCAATCCTGATGTTACAGGTCTAACCCTGTGCCATTGATCACCTTGAAAAAAGACGGCAGTTCCTGGTTTTGTTTTGAACGATTTATACCTAGGTTCTACCCCTGGACTATATATCTCCAAATCAAACTCCCCACCTTCATAGTCGTCATTGAGGAAGAGTGACATACTAATCTTTCTTACGTTGCCTCTAACAGGTGTTGGGTGTTGATCTACGTGCCAATTATACGTGCCTCCTGGTTCATATAATCCATATTGAATAGGTTCAACTCCAGTAATATTAAAGTTCCATCCAGCATCCCTATTCACCTGCTTTACCATCTTCAGTAACAGGACATATAACTGCTCATTTTTTACCCATGCTATTTTAGATTTTCGTTTTGTTTCATTCTTTTGGTCATATAACTGACCGTCTTGCCACTTAAATAAATTGCCAGACAATGCAGTATTGACTACTTGCATCGACTGGCGATTAAAAGAAACTTGCTTATAATATAAACCGTAATTCATTACATACCAGTTTGAAACCTTTTCCACTCGATAGCATTTTTGATATGGTATGTTCGACTATTAATTTGTCGCAAGACACCATCAAGATAAAATATTACCTGTTCTATATAACCTAATTTGTATTGGAGTTTTCCAATCTCTTCATCAGATTCAATGAACATTGATATCTCTTCTTTTGTTGTAAGTTTTAAATCAAAAGGCATGTCCTTGTAGATTGCTGCAGGTGCCTTTCCCTTATAGTACAACCACTTATCTCGCGTCATTTTTTTCAATTGTATTTCCCTTTCTTTTTTCATAAGAGAAAATGTATTATGATATTCCATATACTTCATGTGAAGTTGTGGAATTTTTAAAGAGTCATTGTCGTGTAAATCGTCATCCAAAACGGAATCAACTTTCCACATTTCCTGTAGTGTTTCCAGATTCATAATTAAGTGATTTCTTGTATTCTGTAAGTCGTTTCCAATCTTCGTGCATCGCTTGAAGTATCCAACTTTGAGACATACTTCTAGGACCAACTGCTAATAATTTTATACGAGATTGGGTGAGTTGATCTTTTCGCATCTCGTAATATTCATCACGCCATTCTTGTTTGTGAAATTCCATAATTAAGTCTTACGAGTTTGAGAGTTTACATTTCTGATTTCATACAGAGTGTATTTGAATGTTGCCGTTGCTGTGAAGTAATCGTTATCGTTACCAGTAACATCAAATGACAATGTTGAAAGACTTGTGGGAAACATATCTTTAAATACAACATCAAAGTTTGCATTGTTGTTGTTATTTAAAACTTGCAATGTTGCATCAGAGAATCTTGGATCTTGCGAAACATCGGTTCTATGCTTATCTCTCCAAAGTTTTCTTTCTTTTAATTCTTGTGGTGTTCCTAAAGCACGCATCCAGTTGTGAATTTCCAAATAGTTTTTGAGATCTTCATCAACAATAAATTCCATACTGAACTCATCATAACGCATGTTTCCTTCAACTGGAATAGGTACTAATCCCCTTGTTGGAATATTGACCTCTCCTAGAGTCATAGAAGGAATCTCTGCTTTTTGACACAAGAAAGAAACTAATTGTGCTTTATCGAGAATAAAAAGAAACCCGATAGGCGACAAAAAGTTTTTATTAGTTAATTGCTCTTGATACCAATTTGCCATGTAGGGATCTTTCTAAGTATTTAGTCAATATCAAGATAACTCTAACCAAGACGTGGCAATATACTTTTCACTAGTCAAGGGCGGATTACCTCTATGAGTATGTGTAAATCCTGCTGGCCAAATCAACAGTGTTCCTTTTGTTGGTTTGTATCTTTTAGATTGATATAAGAATTCTGTCTCCCCACCATCTTCCACATCATTTAAATACAACATCGTTGCTAATACTCTACGCTCTGCACCAGAATTATTATGTTCGCAGTGCCACAGATGATATCCTTGTTTTGGAAGAGTTTTTTGGATATTTAAATATGTCTGCTGAAGTCTAAATCCACCTGCTTGTTCATATTCTTCGCAATACGAAGATAGGCACTGTGCAGTTATATTATTATATTCAATTAAAAATTTCATTCCCATAGATTTTGAGATGGTAAGACCATCATCAGGACCAGTCATAAGTGAAGAATCCACCTTCTCGTTTGGTCTGTTACCTGTCTGAATACTTTTTCTTTTGAAGACACGATTTGCCTCACGCATCTTTTCAAAATACTCGATCATGGGGAGTGTATCAAAATCTGTGCGAAATACACCAATGAAATCTTCAAAATAATACTCGGTAATCATAATTTAAATCAAATTTATAGTATGAAAAAGAGGGTCTGAAAACCCTCTTAAACACTTCCTTCACACGGTATATTATATATGTGATCTACATAAGCACCTCTTTACAGATTCTTTTACATGACGCTTGATGTGTGGTGTCGCATTCAATTAAACATTCGTAGTAATCGTTTATTTTTTCTAGTTCTGTAGAGTCTTCAAAGTGAGTCCATTCATACAATTGATTTCTAGAAGTGATGTTGTTCATAGTTTTTCTGTGTGTAACTGCGATTCATGATATAGTTCAAATTTGGGTTCATCTGTTCACCTCGTAATTCTATACTATCTATGTTGTTTTGTCAGGAATTACTGACTTTATGCAACGAATATTATTGCCTACTAACTTATACCTAGGCATAAAAAAAGGACCCCGAAGGGTCCAGTAGTTGTGTATCCTGATGGATCACATAAGGTTCGTGACCTGTACACGACGGTAGTAGCGGTTGCTGTTGGCGGTAAGAGCGCCTGAACCCTGGGTAAGACCTTGTGAGAAGGGGTTTGAGACCATGCCGTAGCGAGTCTTGAAACCGATCTTCGGAGTGAAGGTCTCAGGGTTGATTGCACGAACCTGCTGAAGAGGAACGTATGGGCAATAGAACAGACCAGCATCGAATGCGTTGGTTCCTTTATAACCAGCAACGTAGAAGTGCTTGTCACTTACGTTAGCAGAGTAAGGGTCAACGTAGACCTTGATCTTGCCGTTGAGTGTACCAACCAGTGTGCTGGAGGTGTCATCAACGCCTGCGAGTGCATTGTTACCAGCAAGAGCAGGAGTGTAGTCAAGTACACCAGCCATGCCCAGTGCAGAAGCAACGTCAGCAGAGCAAATCAGGATGTTGCCCTTGCCACGACGAGTTTGCTGACCGATAGCGTTAGCATCGCGCTCGATTTGGAACAGAAGTCCTTTGAACTTCTCAACAGACCATCTGCCGTTGGAGTCAACGTCAAGGTCAAAGATACCAGCGTTAGCGGTATTGTTTGCAGCACCAGCAACAGCGTTTACGTAGATTGTACGTACAACTTCACGGTTGATTTCAGCAAGGATTTCTGTGCTGAGGATGTTGGCGAGCTCTTGCTCGGCATCCAAACCATGAATCGCCTTCAAGTCCTGAGCAAGCTCAAGGCTGTACTCGGCTTTCAGAGCGCGTGATCTTGCAGTAACACTAACCTTCTCGATGGAGAAACCCATCTCACGGAAAGCGGTGCTAGAAGAAGCGTCAGACAGTGCTTCAGCAGTTGCTGTTGCCATTCCAGTGGCGTCGTCTGCTTGCTCATAGGTTCCAGCGGGGGAATCGTTGAGAAGTGCAGGGTTGTTGCCTTGGGCATCGTTGGTGGCGTCAGACGCACCAGGATCGTATGCACCAGGACCACCAGAGAAACCAGCGTTAGGCTCGTTGAAGAATGCTTCGTCGTAACCAGAGGCGTTGGGATCTCTCTCAGCACCATAGTTGGTACGCATTGCGAAGATCAGTCCAGTAGGACCAGTCATTGGTTGTACACCAGCAACATCATAAGCGATGAGCTGAGGCATGGAGCGTCTAATCAGGGAGATTAGAACGGGGTCGAAACCTGCGTTAGGACCTGTTGCTGTTGCGCCACCACCGAATCCGCCTGTACCAGCAGATGCGATAGTTTCGTTAAGCATACCTGCCTCTTCGGTCAGGGCACGCTCTTGGTTTTCGAGGAGTTGTGCAACGACGCCGCGCTTATGGGAATCTGCAATCGCTGGGAGTGCTTCGTGATTCAGGACGGGTGCCCACTTCTCCTGGAGGTGTTGTAAAGACATTTTAGTTTCCAGTTTTAGTAGTTAATTAACAATCATTTAGACCAACGGGCAATTGCATCGACGTATTTCGACATCGAGCCGCCAGTTGTTTCTTCGACAAGGGGTTCCGAAACTTCTTCGGTGGGTTCGGTTGCAGATTCTGCAAGTTCAGCCTTTCTAGTGAAGTAGGATTCCTTAATCGTTTCGACTTTCTTACGAAAATCTTCTTCAGTTTCAAACTCAACACCCTCCGCCAGAGAAGCAAGCTTCTCCTTTTGTGTCTCTGCAAGACCAGTAGCGCATTCGTTCACAATTTCCATTTTTACAAACTCGCCAATTCTCTTATTTAAAGAGGCATTAGCATCGATTTGCTCGTTGAGTTTAGCTTCCATATCATCAATCTCTTCAACCATGCCATCAAGCAGGTTGAACTTTTCTTCGGGCACCGTAAAGTTGTGCTCTAAGAAAAGACCTTTTAGACCGTTGAAGAAAGACTCTGCCATCTCAGTCTTAATGCCATGCTCGATCTGGAGAGTATTTTCCTTCATCCAGGATTCTGCGGCATAAGTGAGGTAAGTGTCTACCTTCTCGGCCAATTCTGTTTGAACCTTCTCTACTTCTTCAGTAAGAGTGGATTCAAATGCTTCAGTCAACGCTGTAACTTCTGCATTTACTTTGGAGGTTACTGCTGCTTCAAAGATTGTTGCTGCTTTTACTCGGAACTCTTCTGAGAGTTCTTCACCAGCGACAAGAGCGTTAACATCTTCAGTAAAGTCGTACTCGGTTTCAGTGAGGACTTCTTCTTCATTCTCGGTTCCCTCCAGTTTAGCGGATGCGTCTGAAGGTTTTGTAGAAGGAACTGGTGCTTTACCTACTGCTTTAGCAGCAGAAGCGCCTGCATTCTTTGTGCCTTTGGCACCTTCTTCTGAGTCAGAAGTAACATCGACTACTTTAGTTGCACCACCACCAGAAGAATCCATCTTCTCACCAGGTTTTGCATCTTTAGTAACTACGTTAGAACCTTCGGTCACTTGTTCCATGTTATCTAACTCTTTATCGAGTGAGGTCTCAGCCATTTGTTTGAACTCCGTTATGCATTAGCGTTGTCTTTATTTATTTATAAATTACAGACTCTTAAGAAACTGGGAAAACGCGGAAACTTTTCGTTCCTGCAAGTTAATAAGAGTTGCTTGATCAATTTCAGTTTTCATTTGAGCAATCGCGGCCTCTTTGAGGATGCCATTATCCCAAACCCATTCTTTACCTTCCATGATTCCATCAACAAATGCATCAGGAGCAGAGGGATCTGCTACAATATCAGCAGCGGTTGCAAGCATGAAGTCATCTGCGACTACATTACAACCTTCTTTTCTCACTAAAGAACCCATGCCTCTAGAAGAAACGCCAAGACTGACGCCTTCAGAAAGAAGGTTCTTTGCAATATTACCCATGGGAGTATCAAGGATTTTTGCTCTACCAATGAAGTTGTTTCCATCTTCCTTGAGAGATTCAATCTTATGTGACACCCTATCAAGATTGATAGAAGGACCATCGGGGTGACCTAATTCGCCAAGGGCACGCCCCTTTTGAATGTAGTTCTCGCTGTATTTAGCAACTTCGCGTTGTAAAGTTGGTAACTTATACATGCGACCATTGCGGTTCTCCAGTTCTGCCTGTAAGAAGATACCTTCGATGAAGTAATTCTTCTTGCCTTCTTTCTCTTCACAGAGAAAATCTACTTGAGTAATTTCTTCAGCTATCAGTTTCATTGTCTTCTTCGGGGGTTTCTACAGGTTGTTCTTCGGCAGACGCCTCAGTAGCAGGATTTTCCACTTCTACCTCTTCAGGTTCATTACCAGTATTATCTGGAATTGCTGCAGAAACTTCATCTGCAGCATCTTGGGCAGTATCATCCAATTCAAATCCCATGCTTTGAGCAAATTCAAGTTTGCGTGCTTGAATTGCATCATAAGAAGCAGCACCCAACGCTTGATTAACTGAATCTAATGCTGCTGCTTTATCATCACTGAAAATTTGCTGAACGATTTGTTTCGCAATATCACTAGGCATAATATGTTCCCACTGTAGTATTATTTAGTTTATTTAGAATTCACCCCTGCGGGCATCTGATGGTTCGACTGCGGACTCTTGCTCATTAGGTGCTACTTCTGCTGCTGGTGCTCCTCCGCCTTCATCGCCAGCAGCCATAGCGGGATCCATTTCTGCATTAGGATCAGCAATAATACCTGCTTCCATCTCAGATTTGATTTGCTCATCCATCTCCTTGATTTCAGTTTCAGTTTGTTTCAGAACTTGACGACGCATATAATCTACAGAGAAATACTTACCAACATAAGGATCCATAACGTTGACTTGATTCATACGCTCATTACGGATTTCAATTTCTTTGAGTTCTGTGAAATAGTTATCCGCAATAAAATCAAACTGAATATGCTCCTTCATGTCTTCCCATTCTTCAAGAGTTACAACACCCTTTAGAATGACTTGAGTCTTCAGAAGATCCATAAACAGTTCAGAGAAACGCTTACGCAAACGTGCAATAAATTTCTGGAACTTAACTTCATCACGAGTAATCTCAGCAGCACGACCAATGTTAAATGTCGTTTCTGTTTCTAGACGTGAACCAGGAACATTAAGTGCCTTATAAAGTTTCTTCTGAAAATACTTTACATCTTCCAATTCACCAAGATTCTGACCACCAGGAAGTGTAGAGATTTCTGTTCCTCTACCACCTTCACGGCGAGGTAACCAGAAGTCTTCCATCATGGACATAAACTTCTTGTCGTCTTTAATCTCACCAGTGTTTGAATCATAAACCATCTTGTTACGATAGCGTCCCATAACTTCACGAAGATATTGCTCCGCTTTGTTCTTAGGAAGATTGCCAACATCAATGTAGAAAATTCTACGTTCTGGTGCTCTACTTAAACGATAGATAACCAGAGAATCTTCAATCATTCTCAGTTGGTTGACTGCCTTAATCGCCTTATGCAGGTGACTAAGAGTCATATTTTTATTCAAATCCTGAATACCTGAGTGGCAATATGTAATAGAATCTGAAGTAATTTTAATTCCTTGATTGGTGGAATTTTTTAAACCCTTGGGATTATAAAGAAAATACTCTGCCGATTTCTGTGTGAGTTGAGTATTCATATCAACGCCTCGCAATTGCTCTGGACGTTTCGCCTCATACTCAGTAACCTTACGAATCTTACGAGGATCGATATAACGCAGTTCCGTAAGACCATCACGAGGATTCTTAGGGTCAATTACTTTATGATAAAATAATCTCCCGTCAACATACCAACGACGGAAGATTTCATATGAACGATTATCAAAATCAAGAAGTCTCATTACTTCATGAAATTCTTCTCTAATAAGTTTTTTAATTTTATCCGACGCCTTGAGGTTTGATAGTTCAACCTCTACTGGTACATCATCAAAATTACCGCAAATTGTTTCATTTACGATATCGTCTACTGCACTATCGCATTCGGGTTGCATTACCATTTCTCGATAACGAGAAATTAATTCATAGTCATTACGAACACTGCCATCAAAATCGACAGAATATCCGTAGTATCCGCCACCGACAATAGGTTGCGAACCATCCATATTATCTTTCTGAACAAAAGAAGGCCCCTTGGGGACCTTCTTTGCTCTTTCAAGTGAAAAACCGAAGAGCTGATTCGACATTATAATACTAAGTTGATTGATCCTGTTCTATTTATCAAGCATCAACAGTAGCATCAATCGGAGTCCAATACTGAGTTTGGAGTTCGACTGTAAACTCTTCGATAGCATCATTGTTACCGAAGTCAAGATCGATTGCGGCGATGTTGCTTGGGAAAACATTGTAGAATCTATACGACTTAAGAATCTTGGGAATATCTCCATCCTTAACATCGCGTGCTAACTGATGAACAGTCATATCTGCGAAATAACCCGTCGCATCATCTGTGTCACCAAGACCAGCAGCTGAAGTGAAGTTCTCATTGTATGCCTGAATGCTGGATGTCCAGACTTCAAATGCACTACGCAGAGCGAAGTTGCTGTCATTTTGAATCGTGATTGTCCAGGGTTCAAAGGTTCTGTCGCCTGCAATCTTCAGTACACGACCTCTGAAAGGAACTTCAATCACTCCAATCTGAGAAGAGGGAAGATTTGCTGCACGAACTGTGAACTTACCCAGTTCAATCAGAGATGCATTATTAATAATTCCCGTTGGGAAGTTTAAATCTACTTGGAATAGATTAGGACGCGCAAAGTCCGCTGCGACATTTGCTTTAAAATCGTCAATTGTTCCTCTTTTTGCCATGGTTTTTAAATTCCAGTATGTCTCCGTCGTTAATATTTAGTCTAAACAATATTTTCAGACAAAAAAAAAGACCCCGTAGGGTCTTTTGATTATGTTAGTTGTTATCAGTTAGCAACTTCACCGAACGAAACACCAGTTCTGGTTGCTGTAAACGTCAGTGTAATGAAGTTGATTGTACGGGTTGGTTTTACGTAGATTTCTGCATAGAACTCACCACGGTCAACTGATTCAGGAGGATTGTTGTCGCTGTCACACTTAACTAGGAAGTCAGTTACACCACGACGACCTTGAACATCGCGCATGTAAGGTTCGACAATGTTAAGGAACAAGGAACGTTGTGCCTCATCATTCTGTTCAAACAGTTGAGATTTAGCAGCACCACCAATGACACGCTCAATAGTCAAGAACAAACGACGGACGTTGATTCTATCGAATGCTGAAGCAAATCCAAGAGCAGTCTTATCACCGAACAGGACTACGCCTTGACCAGGGAATGAAACAACAGGATTGATGCGAGCAGCATAAAGACGCTCACGTTGAGTCTTATTGGGAGAATATGAAAGTTTGATTGCATTTCTCAGAATACCACGTTGGAAACCAGCAGGTGAGAACCAAGGTTCCGAAACTTCTGTTGTCTGCAAGCAAAGACCAGCAACGTCACCGTTACAAGGAACATAGCGATAGACATCATTGTACTTGTCATAGATGTACTTATAACCAGAGTCAAATACAACGTAAGATGAAGATGGTAGCGTATCGAAGAAAGCAACCAAGTTATCAGTGATAGTTGTTGCGTTGGAAGATCCTACAACAGTCGCTCTGCGAGGAGATACAAACAACATGCAATCACGACGCTCTTCTACAACGTTAGTCAGAGCAGTGATTTTTGCGAGAGCAGATGCATCATCAACACCTGAAGGACCAGTTAAGATGAAGTCAACAGTTTGAGATTCTGGGTCTTCTACTAACTCATATGCAACGATAATATCGGTGTTATCAATAGAATACTCGCTAGCACCTGTGTAATCAGCACCATTACCCAGACGGTAGTATGCAGTAGATCCATTAACAGTACCCATGGTTGTTGTACCAGCAGGGTAATTTTGAGTTCCGCTTGTGGATTTAATCAAGTTAAAGACGGTAGAAGCAGCACCACCCCAATCACCAGCGGAAAGAGATGCACCTACTTGGTGGAGTTCATCTTCATGAGTACCCCAATAGATGTACTGAGAACGTTGCTTGATTACTTCTTTGTAGTAATTAGTTTCACCAACAGTTGTCTTTGCATCAGATGCCTTAGAAAGATTGAGGAAACGCTCAAGAACTGCACCAGTAGTACCAGTAATTTTTCCATCAATATCAAGAACTAGGACATGCAGTTCGTCCTTATGACCACCAACAGAAGATGCAAAGTTGGAAGTACCAGGGCGTGCTGCAACAGAATTCCACTTCAAACCAGGGAGATACTGTCTGTCAGCATACTCGGAGCGAACAGAAGCAATAGCAATAGTTGCATTACTGTAGGGTGAGTCAGAACCAGTGTAGTTATCAGCGATTACATCTGCTGCTGCAAACTCTACACTATCCTTATCAAGGGCAACAATAAGTTCTCTTGAGAGAGCACTAATAGTGAATGAAGTGACTGCTGCAGCGTCCTGAGAATCAATATTCAGGAAAGTTGCGGTAGGAGAAAGAACTCCAATATCATCCGCATCTAAAGGACGAAGTTCTACAGTGTTATTAGCAGCATCATATGCATCAATAATATACTCGTTGTCTTGAGACCCATTTTGAGAGTCTGCAATATGAACGTTTTGACCAGCAACGGGAGTAGTCGTAACGGCATTTACAGTACACTTGTATCTGTAATTGACAACCTTAGCAGTTGCTCCACCACTCACAGTTACTGCACTTCCAAGAGTGTATCTGTACTCTTTGGAAGCAGGTACTGGCAATGTCAGAATTTGATCGGCACCAGCATCTGTTACAAAAATGCCGATGGAATTACCTTTTGTACCAGGAGTTCTTGCTGCCCAATGCCAATCTTGACTAGTGTGATTGGTTTCGTAGTCTTGAAGATTCTTAATTAACTCTGCAGTGGAATTGGAAACAGCGTTCTTCAATGCTGTAGCATTAACACGAATGGTCTTAAGAGTACCACCATAGGATAAAAACTGAGCAGCAGTATACCAATACTCGTAGTTCTTATCGTTAGGCTTACCAAAACGCTCTACCAGTTCTCTTTCAGAGGAAATCTGTACAATTTCTTCTACAGGACCAGATTCAAAAGGTGCTGCAAGTACGCCTACATTTGCTGTCGAAAGAGTAGTAATAGTCGTCAGGTCTCTCTCCTGAATTACTACCCCTGGCGAGGATTGATTTACTGCCATGTTTAAAGTCTCCTAGTGATTCCAACATCGGTTGTCTAAGATTATTTATATTTTTGAAAACTCACTGGAACTCCCACATGTACGATTTATCTCCGTATTCCGCAACCTGCCACACCTCACCCTGAGCATCAATAATATGATCATCTTCTAATCCATCTGACATAAATCCAAACGGTGCCATGTCTTGTTCGATATTTTCTCTTTGGTCATCATAGATGCGTTGTCTCACATCATTATCGTGCATCTGTTTAAAGTATTCTTGCATCGCCATCCAAGCAAAAATAACCAGACACATAGCAAGGTCGTCATTACAACCATCTTCTGCAGCAAATGATTGACCCTTGACAATAAAGGTAGTGAGTTCTGCGATAGTATCATAATCTGGAATGATAAGTTTATCCTCTTCGATCAATGCCTTTAGGTTAGAACATCCAACCTGCTTAACAGCACTAGACATCTTGACACCCAGTTGTGTCTTCTTACCAGAAAATCCTTGACCGAGTTGCTGTCCTGCACGACCGCGCATTGCTACCATCAGAAGATTTTCATACTCTAAATCAAACTGGATAATATCTGCAACCTGTCCACCAATATCATTTACCTCACATAAAATATATGCATAGTTATAATTTCTTGCCACATCTATAATAACATTGGGGAAGATGATAGGTTTGATTTCATTATTCCTATATCTAGCAACTAGTTCATATGGTACTGTCGTAGTATCCATAACACAAAACGCCGAGTAATCTTGACTTGTGCCACGAGCAACGTCAACTGTTATGATATAATTATGTTCAGGTTCAACACGTTTATAAATTGCAAGACCTTTGTTTTGTGTAATAGGTTCGATATACGGCATAGTCCTCAACTTACTAGGACTAATCAGAGTATCAACAGAACCGAGGAACTCACATTCAAACTCAACCTTGAATTGTTGTTCTGAAGTATTCTTAATAGTCTGCTCTTTCCACGCAGCATCCCTACCAGGAACAGCAGACCAATGAACTTCTGTTGGTATATATTCATTCTTACTAAGTTCTGCATCATGCCACAACTTATAGAACATGTTCATTCCATGTGGCGTGGAGATGATAATTACCTTTGTGCTTTTACCAGAAGATATAGTAGGATAGACAGATGAAAAGAACTGGTCAGCAATATGGTTCGGAACAAACGCGAACTCGTCCAGAAATATGACATTAAAAGACATACCCCTGACGGCACTAGAACTAGTAGAGGCAGCCATGATTTTACTGCCGTTCTCCAATTCCAGACTGCCCCTGTTCCATTGGAGGATACCTTGCTGGAGCCATTTTGGGAGGTTTTCATAACTAAGTTGTAATCTCTGCAGCATCTCGCGGGAGGTTGCTGCTTTGTTTGCTAGGATTGCGACATTAACATTCGCATTAAAAAGAACATACCAGAGAAGGTATGAAGTAACGATAGTAGACTTACCAGACTGACGAGGCAACTTGGCAATATTAAATCTATTGTCATGAAACTTTCTGGTCATATCAACCTGAAAATCATACATGTCAAAAGGAATCAAACCCTTATCCAGAGAAACAATTTTAATATATGTCTGAATGAAATATACAGGATCA